CAGTGGGCAAAAATTTATGTAAATGTTCAATCGGTTAATTATGGTTATGGCTCAATCAATAACTATAAGTTATGCTACAAGGATAAGCTATTACCAGTAATTGACAAGTATTTTATCCGATGGTCACAAAAGAATAGTGGGTTTGTCACTGAAATAGAAGAGCAAATTATTTATGTGGATTTGGATGAAAACACTTATGAGATTGCTAAACAATTAAGAAAAGATAATGTAGTGGAATTAGAGGAGGGTGCTATTTTAGCTGACACTGGCGTTAAACTAATGGGTAAGTTACATCAAATTTATTCAGGTACTGTTATTACTGAAGACGGCGATAGTATTATTTTAGATTTTACAAAAGCTAATTTTATTAAGCAACATTTTGCCGGTAAAAAAATAGGCATCTTTTATAAATTCAAGGCTGAATATGATATGATCAAGAAAGTATTTGGTGATACGATTACAGATGATTTAAACGAATTTGATACGACTGATAAAAAAATAGCGCTTCAAATGGTAAGTGGTCGGGAAGGCATAAGCTTACGCAATGCTGATTATTTAGTGTTTTTAAACATTGATTTTTCAGCAGTAACATACTTCCAAGCGCGAGATAGAATGACTACTAATGTCAGGACTAATAATAAAATTTTTTGGATATTTGCAAATGATGGTATAGAGGAAAAAATTTACAATGCAGTAAGTAACAAAAAAAACTATACTACTTCACTATTCAAAAAACAATATGTGGTTTCTTTATAAACACTATCAGGACAAAAAAGTTTTTTATGTTGGAATTGGCAAGGCAAGGAATAAAAATGGTATTCAAAAGTATTATCGAGCTTATAAGGAAAATAAACGTAATTCCGCCTGGCACGAAGTTGCAAAAGGAGGTTTCACGTTTGAGATTGTGGAGGAAAGCGATGACAAAAAATACATTTTAGAGCGAGAAAAATACTGGATAGCGCACTATGGTAGAAGGATTACCGGTGGTCAGTTAGTTAATGTACATCCAGGTGGGCATATAGTCCAAGAAGACCCAATTAAAAAGCAAAAACGATTACTTGGTAATAGTTACAAATTAGGTAAGTTAGCCAGTGCAGTAACAAAGATGCGTATAAGTTATGGTATGAAAGGTAATGGTAACGCACGTGGTTATAGATCACCTGAAGCAAAAATTAATATTTCGAGGGGAAGGTTGGGTAATAAGGCGCGATTAGGAATATATGGTAATAGGTCGGGTGATTTGGTAAATATTGAAACCGGGATGGTATTTAACAATATTCACGACATTAACGACTTTTTTTTTGATGGTTCTATAAAATCTTTATTAACTTTGAAAACCTACATAAAAGACGGGTTAACGTACAAAGGTTTAACATTTTATCGTAAAAAGAAATGAGTTACCAATTTATAGATGAAACTGCAACGGAAGTTAAAGTAATAGTAGATACTGACGAACTTTTATTTAAAAAGGTTTATTGTTCAACTGCGGTAGATGGTGACTATTTGATTTTTAACACGCACGAATACGAGAGTAATAAATACCGCCAAGAATTTAAATTACTTTATACAGATTGCAGTAGTCCAAGCGTAGCAAGTGCTTCACTTTTAAAAACTGCGGTAGATGCAATTATTGAAAATTACGCCGTAGCTGGTAGTGCTGGTGAAATTCCGCACGGCACGGCATCAGGTACTGATACGTATACTGTTTCAATTACTGGTGTTACTTCATATGCCGATGGTGATTCTTACTTGGTTAGATTTACAAATGGTAATACTACTGGTGCAACGCTAAACATAAATTCATTAGGTGCGGTAGACCTTTATCGTAATAATGATGGACCATTAATTGGAGGTGATATTGAGGGCGGGGCTGAAATGTTAGTCGTTTATAATTCAAGCACACCTTCCTTTCAGTGTATAGGAACTTCACCCAATACTATAATAGCCTATGTAACTAATGCGGATAGCGTAACAATTACAAAAGGGCAACCGGTATATGCGTTTGGTGGGCAAGGTGATAGAATGACTGTTAAGTTAGCTAATAACGTAGGTGATGCGACATCGGCTCAAACGGTAGGTTTAGTAATGTCAACAAGTATAGCATCAGGTCAAAAAGGTTTTATAATGCTTCAAGGATTACTTGACGGACTAAGCACATTACCTATTTCCACTTGGTCAGATGGTGATGCGGTATACCTTGGTGCAACTGCTGGTGCAATAACTAAAGTAAAACCATATGCGCCTAATCATTTAGTTTATTTGGGATTTGTAACTACTGCAAGTGCGGGTAGTGCTGGGAGAATGTATGTGAGAGTACAAAATGGTTATGAGTTAGATGAACTTCATAATGTTCAGGCCCAATCACCAAGCAATAATGACACGATTTATTTTGATTCATCGGATAGCCAATGGAAAACTAAACAACTTAGCACAACTGATATATCAGGATTATCTACATACTTAACAGATAGAAGAGGTGGTAATTATTATCGTAAAAGCCAAAGGTGGTATGTGCCAAGTGATAACACAAATACATTAACTGCAACCAACCATTCAACACCTTCAGTTTTTTTAGTTCCTTTTCCGGTTCATAAAACTCTTGTTATTGATCAAATAGCCGTTGAGGTAACATCAGCTGGTGCGGTAGGAAGTAACTTACGATTTGGGATTTATAATGGGGATGCTACTACGGTAGTACCTACTACATTGGTAGTAGATAGTGGTGACATATCCGCTGCTACAATTGGCGTTAAAACATTCACACCAGGCACTGCAATTACATTAACACCAGGATTATACTTTACTGCATTCAGTACAAGTAGTGCAACGGCTCACGGCATTAGAAGTTTAACTACTACTAACTTTGCCCAAGTAATAGGTTTAGCATCCGCTGGTGGTACATCTTTAGGAACTTATATTAATGGAACGAGAGCATCATATGGTGCGTTACCGGCTAATGCCAGTTCACTTACTGCGCTCAATCCAACAATTGGTAATATTTACGCATTATTTCATCGTATACAATGAGAACTGAAAATTACGGAATTGATGAGAATGGTAACACGATTCTTTTATCTGTGGAGGACGATGGTTCACCGGTTGAAGCTAACTTTGGTTATGCTGACCTTACTGCTGGTCGTGTAACGGTTCAATCATCTCACGCGGGTAAAGCGGTTATCTTAACTCGCAACCAAGACAACACTACTGCTATTGGTAATGTTTACATTTATTCACCATCCACGATTGACGGAGTTAGCTTTGAAATCAGGTCTACAAATGTTAGCGACAACGGCACTGTTTACTGGCAAATAGTGGAGTAGTTATTTAGAATGATTCTAAATAGATTAACCAAAAACCTATCAATCAATTAATTATAAATCAATGGCGAAAGCGACCAAAACAATAAGCACCAGGTTTGTCAAGAAGGCGAGACGTAAGCGCCCCGGTGTTCATAGCAAAAAGAAAAATAGTGGACTAAAAATGTCCAAAAATTACCGCAAGAAATACAAAGGACAAGGTGCTTGAGAGTGCATATCAACGGAAGGTAATTGAACGCTGGGAGAAGTTAGGGTTTTATGTTATTAAATTAGCTAAGACCAACAAAAACGGAATCCCGGACTTACTTTGTATGAAGCCAGGTGAGATTATATTTGTGGAAGTTAAAGCGGTTAATGGTAAGCTGAGTGCATTACAGAAATATCGAATAAGTGAATTAGAATTAAAAGGTTTTAAAGTTATTGTAGATGAAATGGACAATCATACATCCAAGTAGAAAAAGATGCCAACGCGGTTATGAGGCTGCTTTAAGTTGCATTAATAATTTCGATAACAGTGTAGATACACTTGAGTATATCGTAAGTATTGATAATAATGATGACCAGGCTGAATGTTATCGTGAGTGGACTATACCAAGTGGTATTATACTAATCAGTAATAACAATAGGTCGTTAGTAGATGCGTGTAACAATGCAGCAAAGATTGCTACCGGTGATTGCTTCCTGGTGTTGTCGGATGACTTCCTAACTCCTCCACGATGGAATGAACTGCTTAAAGAAAAGATTGACCGCGATATGTATGGCATCCTGGTTAATGATGGGATAAGCAACGGCGACATTATGAGTTTACCGATAATGAGTAAATCGTTATACGAGCGCATCGGTTATATTTACCATCCCGACTTCTTTAGTTTATTTGCAGATAATGCTTTGTTGGATGTGGTTAAAAAGTTGGATTGTTTAATTGATTGTAGACATCTATTGTTTGAGCATATGCATTACATAGTAGGTAAAAGTAAGAAGGATGAGACATACGAGCGCGAGAATAGTAATTATGCATATAGCAATGGTAAGGCGGTGTATGATAAACTAAAAGCACGTAACTATGATCTCTGAGAAATATTTAACCATCCTTATTCCGACATTAAAGAAGCGCGGGTTTTATTTAGAACGGTTAATGAAATGCCTAAACGCTCAAGACCAAACGCACGTTGAAATTATTAGTTGCGTTAATGAAGGCAATGTGAATATTGGTAAAATCCGTAATATGCTAATAGACCAAGTTAAAACTCCTTACCTGGTGTTTATAGATGACGATGACTTGGTTGCTGAAAGTTACATCGATGACCATATGCATATGATTAGTATGGGTGTGGATGTGATAGGATTTAAAGGTTTGATTTATACAGATGGTAAGAATCCTACTGAGTTTGTACACCAGTATGGTAAAGAGTATGCAACGGTGCGCCACAGAAGATATGTCACATATGAGCGCCCGATAATGCATATTAACGTGGTTAAAACTGAGATAGCCAAGAAGGTTAGGTTTCCTGAAAAAACATTTGGAGAGGATAGGGATTACGGGATTAAGTTAGCTAATAGCGGATTAATCAGCAGTGCCGGGTTTATAGATAAGACAATGTATCATTATTATTATAGAACAAAGAAATAGATGTATTCACAAAATAACGAAGAGGAAGTAATCCTTAAATATTTAGGCGATAGTACCAAAACATTCCTGGACATAGGCGCGTTTGATGGTATAACATTCAGCAACACATACGAATTAGTTAAACGTGGATGGAAAGGCGTAATGGTGGAAGCTTCACCGCGCACGTTTATTAAATTGCAAGAAAATGTAAAAGATTTCAAAAATAATTTAACTTTGGTGAATGCGTGTATAGTTACTGATGAGCAAAGGTTGGTTGACTTTTACGATAACATCGAAGCGACTGCAACGCATAACTTACCTAATGTAGAAAAGTGGAAAAACCAAACACCATTTGAAATGATAGCTGTTATGACTTGTCATCATAGAACCTTACTTGAGAAGGTTGGACATATGTACGACTTTGTGAACATTGATGTGGAAGGTTCATCGACTGATTTGTTTATGTGCCTATACGATGAATTACCTGATGTTAAGATATGGTGCGTTGAACACGATGGAAACGACAAAGCAATAATTGAGAAGGCTAAAGGATGCAAAGTATTGCTACGTAATGGCGAGAATTTAATACTGGCAAAATGAATGAACAAGAACATTGTGACTATTTAATTAAACTTTACTTCGAGAAAGTGGAGGACTTGCAGTTAGCTATTGAGTGCGCATTATTATGTGTATCGACTATTCTTAACGAGATTCAGGTGTTAAGTTATGTGAGCGACCAAATCACCTACTGGAAAGAAGTTTACAAACTACTAAAGAATGAGCTTAGAACAATTACCGAAAATTCCTAAAAAGAAAGGTGGTGCGAGACCTGGTTCGGGTAGACCGAGAAGAGACGAAGAGCAAGAACTAATCCGCAAACTATCACCTTACGATGATCGCGCGATTGCTGTTTTACTTCGAGGTGTTGAGCGAGGTGACTTTAACTTTGTGAAGCTTTATATGAACTACCGTTATGGTACACCTCAGCAACAAGTAAAGATAACTAACGAACAACAACAAGTAGTTATTAAGTGGGATGAGTGACATTGAGATTCATTTAAAGAAATTACACCAGGGACAATTAAATGTACTTAATAATTCAAAAAGGTTTAATGTCCTTAAAATTGGTAGAAGGTTTGGCAAAACGACTTTTGCTATCAATTATCTTATTCCTCGGATTGCCATTACTGGCGGTTTTGTTGCTTACTTTACTCCTACTTATAACGACCTCTCTGATGTGTGGTCTGAAGTTAAGACAAGGCTACAACCTATTATTGCGGAAAAGAATGAGCAGACAAAACAGATAAAGCTTATTACCGGCGGTGTGATTGACTTTTGGTCGATGGACAATCCTGATAGTGGGCGAGGTCGCAAGTATGCGCGTGTGATAGTGGATGAGGCTGAGAAGGCAAAGAAGTTTAAGGATGCATGGCAAAATACTATCTTACCTACACTGATGGACTTTAAAGGTGATGCTTGGATTCTTTCAACGCCTAAGTTTGGTCATACCTATTTCAAGCAACTTCATGCCAATAAAAAAGATAATAGGGCATCATTTAATTTATCTACCTACGATAATCCGTTTAT